TCATTACATGTATCAATGTTTATCATGTAAGGCTCACCTGTCTCTGCTCTAGCATGAATGATTTGCCACCATAAGTCTCTAGCATTTATTATCTTAACAGCTTCGTTAGTCTTAGGGTCAATCAATCTCCAATCATCGTCAGTTTCTACAGCTTTAAGAAAAGCATTAGTAATGTTTATGCCATTATGAAGATTAAGATTCTTTCTATTTATATCTCCACCTGATTCTTTTCTCATGTTAATAAACTCTTCAATCTCCGGATGAGAGATATCCATGTAAGCTGCATAAGAACCACGTCTTGTTGTGCCTTGATTAAAGGCTAACATCTGTGAATCTACTACGTGGATGAAAGGAATAGAACCAGTAGAACGACTGCCATGAGTAGTTGAAATACCGTTGCTCCTAATATCGCCCCAATATCCACCGATGCCTCCACCTGAACTAGCCAACCAAATGTTCTCATCATAGTGAGCAGATAAACCACCCCTGCTGTCAGGAACATAATTGAGGAAACAACTGATAGGAAGCCCACGAGTGGTACCCCCGTTACTAAGTATAGGAGTGCTAAACATGAACCACCGAGAGGAAGCGTAGTTATAAAGTCTTTGAGCCAATTCAAAATCTGTCTCACCTTTGTAGGTTGCTCCGAAGACGGAGGCTCTTGCGAATGCTTCTTGTGCATGTGTTTCTCCTTCCCAAAGATATCTGTCTTTGAGTGTATCTAAACTAAATTTATCAAATGTTTTTTCTTTGTTATAATCTATTTCAATTCCTAAGTAAGGCTTAGTTCCTATTTTATCTTCAATCATTTTGTTCTTCCTTATTATTTACATACAAAGCTATTATAGTATAATGTATAATCTTCATAAGGTCTTGGTCAGATTTACCATTCTTCTTACCAAATCTCATAGCGTATTTCATAATATTACCAATACAAAAACCTTCTCCATATCCTGAATCAATTATCATATCTGTTGCTTGGTACTTACCATTAGAATAATGTTGGTCATATGTATTACCTATATAAGATTTTACTTCGTTTAATATTTTATCTTCCCTAAACTTATACTCCACTCTTCCACTCCTTTGGTAATGTTTCTTCACTATACCATTTAAAATTATTTGTCTCTGCCCATTCAGCATGAGTTCTTTTTGTACCATCTTTTCTCATCTTTGCTCCCGGCATAGGAGATAAAGGTTTTTGAAATAAAAAAACTAATTCCATGTAATCAGGTAATGCTTTTCTAATGTGTATATATTTACTGTACTCTGCATAATCCCAGAACCTACCTTTAGCTTCAATCAAAATTATATTACCATCAAATTCTTTTACGAAGTCTGCTTCATATTTATGATGAACAACATACTTAATAGTATCCCAATGATGTTTCCAGTCTTTAAGAATTGTTTGATGTATATCATATTCCCAAGCACTATCATATCCTTTCGGGACATTTGTCTTCTTTGGTCTAGGTTTTCTTGGTACTCTTCTAGGCATCTAATTCCTCCAAATGAAAGTTAGGATTCTTTTTAACTTGTTTATAAAACCATCTAAGACTATAAGCACTTAACATAAATTTATTATTAGCAAAGATATGTGTTTGCTCTGGAATAAACTCATGTAAGTTTTTCTTATTAATTTTTTTAGTATCTTCTCCTTCAGGAACCATTGACCTTATCCAATCTATTAAAAGATTTTCTGCTTTACGTTTTAATTGTTTAGACTTTTTTTGATTCATAATTTTTTACCAGTTTCCAATAATTTAAAATGTTATTAAACATATCTCTGTGTTTGTTCTGAGATTCCTTATCCCATATATGACAAGCTATAAGCTCTGGGTTTTCTCTATCAACAAAGATAGATACTCTATCTACATCATTAAATCCACAGCCTTGTGCATACGCAGACAACTGCATACCGTGTTCATCATATACTAATTTAGCAGGGTCTTTACCTTCTAAGTTATCTTTAGTTTTAAAGTCTACAAAGATACCAGACTTAGAATATAAATCTATCTTACCACCATATCCTGAATCAGCACAGAAGGAATCTTCTGCAATCCATTCTTCATCAGGGAAGTTTTCATTTAGCCAATCTAAAATAATCTCATATGTCTTACTTGTACCTTCACCTAAGAAACCTTGTTCAATCATAGCATGGATTTCTGTACCACGTTTAGCAGCTTCTTGTCCTATTCTTTTAGAGTCTTGTTTACATCTGTATGCAAACTCTTCAAGAGTTTCTAACTCATTCTTTTCTAAGGTTAGTGCAGAGTTAAGTGCTTGATTTATTTTCCAATTCTCTAATGAAGGTTTAGCTATCATACCTAGAATGGTAGTGACAGAGGGTACTAGGTTATCTTTCTTAGCATCTCTAAGGGTAGTGTTTCTTTCTTTACCATTAGCACCTATAACTGTATACATAGGTTCACCCTCTTGAGTGTACCAGTGTCCAGATTCAGCCTTACTTTTCTTAGCCGACAATTTATTATATACTTCTTGTGTAGAAGTGTCAAGTGTTTTCTTTGATTTAGTCATTTAAAATTACTTCCATATTATTTATTATATCTTTCGCTGTCTTTATATCTAATTCAAACCATTCGCCTTTACGGTCAGATGCTTTTTTTGAACATAAAATATGTGCTTTTGCTTCGGCAGAACGTCTATCATTAAAATATTTTTTAAACTTTAACTTATAATCTCTTAACGGACTAGAGGTTTGATATCCTTTACATCTATCTTTAGAATCAATAGCCATACCAACTTTAACCCAGCCTTTCCAAGCAGGATTTGTTATGATATACACTTCTCCTTCTGTAGATTTTTCATAGTTCTGTAAAGAACTAAATGCAGCATCATCAAATGTTTTGTAGTTTCCCGGTTTATATAGAGGATGACACTTCGGTACATACTTCCCATTAACATACATTCTATTTGGATTACTGTTTGGATTATGTGTTTTTCTATTAGGATTATTACAATCCTTACACTGTGTTCTATTAGTTTTTTTCCAAGAAATATTCCAGTTAGTATCTGTTAATTCTACACCACATGTGTTACAATTTTGTTTAGTGAGTTTCACTCCAGTTACCTCCTATCTTGTATTCACCATCTAAAGGACAGCGAAGGTTAAAATATTCTCCTGCTTTTACTATGCTTTCTACAGCCAATCCTCCTACAAAATCAGCTTGACTTTCATCTACTTCTATCTGCCACTCATCATGTATATTAGCTACAAATTTATATGTAATACTATTTAGTTTTAATATATCATCTAATATAACTAGAGCTTTCTTCATAACAATAGCACCTGCACCTTGAAGTAAAGTGTTCAATGCTGAATGTTGATTACGAACATAAAGCTTTCTACCGTCTAATCCTTTGAGGAATTTTTTTGTTGAAGCTCTTTGTACTCTGTCTCTAAGAGACTTAAATGTAGGCTTATTATCAAAGAAATATTGTCTAGCTCTCTTACCATCTGCTGTATTTCCTCCGACCACTTTACCAAGCTTTTCATCTCCTGCTCCGTACATAAGTGCATAGATGAATGTCTTTGCCTTATCTCTTGATTCAAGTTTTGCAAGTTGTTGATTAGAGGTGTGTATATCTCCATTGATGATTTCATTTGTGTACTCCTCGTCAGCCATATAATGTGCTAACATTCTAATTTCTAAACCACTAGCATCTACACCTAGTAGTACATTACCTTCTTCTACAATCCAACAAGCTCTACATTCTTTACCATAAGGACTATGAGAACTAGGAACTTGTGCCATGTTAGGACTTCTATGTGTCATTCTACCGGTGATAGCACCGTTAGGTATAACAAAACCATGAACACGTCCATCATCTTCAGTAGCTTCTATCCAAGAATCTATCTGGGCAATTCGTTTCTGTAATAAAAGAAACTGTGCTATAAGATTAGCTTCGTGTATATGTGTAATCTCTGATAAAGTTTTCTCATCTACTATAGGTTGACCAGTAGGTGTGAACCTATCAGGTTTCCAACCAAAGTCAATAAGGTATTCACCAATCTGTTTACGACTACCTAAGTTAAAGTCAACTAACTGTTGTCTCATAAAAGGATTTATGTTCTGTGTTGATATACATCTTTCATATTCAGCATCTGTCAAACCACGTTTAGATAGTTCTCCATCTTTCTTAATGTAAGGTGTTACTAACTTATCATCAACCCATTTAGGTTTAAAGGTAGCATGTACTTCATCTTCTATTGACTGTTTCTTTTCTCTAAGTTCAGCTAATAACATTAGAGCATGTTCAGTATTAAACATGAATCCATTTGTTTCTTGTTGTTTAATAATGTCAGCTACTCTTTGCTCAAGACTAATACATTCTTTATCAAACCCTTTACTTTCTTTTCTAAGTTGACCTAGTACTGCTGTGTTTAATTCTACATCACGTACACAATAGTCTAACATTTCTTGAGAGTAATTTAAGTAATCTGAAAACTCTATCTTATGATATCCTAATTTATATCCCCACTTCTCTAGACTATGTCCGCCTTCTCTAGAAGGATTAAATAATCTAGATAGTACAAGGGTATCTATAACAGGGATACTAGATAAGTTTACATTACTAAACTTATGCACCATTGGTATATCAAATCCTATAATGTTATGACCAATAAGAGTATCAGCTTTAGTTAATAGCTCATAGCCTTCTTGTAATTTATCTGGTGGAAATTTAAATATCTCTTTAGTATCCACATCTTGTGCAACAAGACAATGTATCTTAGTTGCGTTCAAGTCATCTGTTTCTATATCAAATACTAATTGCATTAAAATGCCTCCTCTAATCCATCATCAAATTCTATATCACTATCAGTAATCTCTGATAATCTACCTGTCTCTGAATCATATACAACTCTAGCAGCCATACCTACATCACCAGTATACCTAGACTTAAGAACTCTTAGTCTCGTAGTCCTAGCTTCTTCAGGGTCATCTGATTGTTGATTTCTTTCTAGTGCAATAACACAATCACTAAGTTGTCCGATACTATTAGAACCTCTAAGATGAGATAGAGAAACCTCTATACCATTC